CCATCCTCTACCGCCAGTTGAGTTTCTGATTTTCTCAGTCCTGGCGTAGCAGTAGCGCTTAACCAATTGGCGCAGAGAACCTACTCTCTCACCATAGAAGATCATAGCTTTCTGTTCAGATAAATCAGGCATAGAAGCTATTTTATAGTTATCTTCTGTTTGAACAGGAAGATCCTCCGAGTCTTTCTCAGTATCTCCCCCTTCATCAGAAGCCGCTAACATGTTTACTCCAGAGGCAGCTTGGAACCGGATATTCCGGACAGCTTCTCCTGTTGGATTAACATACTCAAAATCTTCACCAGCAGAAACGAACATGTTGACTGATATATCAGTCAGTCCATCTGGCTGGGTAAGCTCATTGAGAACGCGAACTCCCAACACACCATTTTGTCCTGAAACAGCAGCACCATCATTAGACCAATAATTGGCCACATAACTGTGATCAACTTCTCGGTACGGATCGTACTGCATCCAAGGCACTTCAATAGTGAAATCTCGTGTCTCCGAGATATCAATAATTGTAGTGAAATTGGTATTATAGGTGTCTAACGCCGTACTCGATAGCGAGTTAGGGTCATAGACAATGGCAAGTCTTCCACGGGTGAACCTAGATGCCACGATTTTGAATCTAAATTTTATAGATCCAGACCAATGGCTAAAAGGTACTCCCATATAGGCAATCATGGTGGGAACCACCATGTCACCACTTACCACGAACAAATTTGGAGAAACACTACAAGAGAAGAGCCAATCGTCAGGTACCGCAGTAACATTCCACGGAAATTGCGTAAAGTAGCTCTCAATTTTGCCAAGCGTCTCCATAGCCAATGGGTCTTCTTTCGAGGACAATCCAGTGGTTGTTGGGTCAACTGTGATCTCCTGTTTGCGAGTAACAGTAAGCTTCTGAACCCCATCAGAGCCATCAGAGGTAGCCATACTATACATTGGAGTAGGACGGACCACCATAACATCTCTAATCTCCGTTGGCTTGGAAAAGCCGAAAAGAGCGGCTATAGATCCAATAGCTGTACTACCAATCTGAGTGGCCATAGCAAACGGCCCAATAATAGGTACTTTTGCTAGTTCACCTGCCGCAGCAGCAACTGCATTAGCTATGCTACTAAC